TTCCTCCGATAAACCGTACGCAGTTTGCGTAAAGTCTAAAAGCATTTTAATTATGTCCATAAAGGTATTACGTTATTCAGTTATTTAAAAAATTACAGTGCGTTTTCTTCTCGTACCCCGTTAAGTGCGTTTTCTTCTCGTACCCCGTTAAGTTCTGCGTCCAATTCGTCTATACGTTTTTTTAGCGAAGCGGATTGTTTTAGCGCGTAAGCTTTCTGAAAAAGATGCCATGCGCCGTCTAAATCGCCCACTTTTTGTAGCTGCGTCCCTTGCTTTACCGCAATTTCGTATTCTGCCACCTGCGTCATTACCGCCATTTGCGGCGCCGTATCGGCTTCTACTACCGTGTACCGTCGCGCCGTGCCGTCGCTTTGCAACTTCGCCCACGTTGCCGCCGAAATCGGGTAATATTCGCCGGTCGCTCTGTTTTTCACAATCATTTTTTTACGTTTTTACTGAGTTCTGCAATTCGGTTTATTACGTGTTCATTTAACTGGTCTTCCGCCGCTTCGTACAGTTCCAAGGCGCCTACAAAATCGTTTTCGGTATACGCCTTATCGGCTTCTACCACCGCAGCGTCTATCCCTTTTGCAGGTTTCAGCGCTTTCGCTTTTGCCCAAAGCGCCTGCGCAGCGGTAACCTTCTTATCTTTTTCCAGCCCCCTTGCGCGTTTAACAAGCTTCTGATACTCAACATCATCTTTCACATTTACCGCGTTTCCCGCGTTTTGGTACTGTTCCCGCGTTGCGGGTTTCATGCCGTCCCAAATAAATTTAGTGAAGCGGCGCTGGCGCCCTGACCCCAGCTCCGTGACGTGAACGTAAGGCGATTCCGTGGATTTTGCCATTGTAATTTAATTTAAGTTAATAAAAGATTGTTGCATACGCGTAAAATCCGCTAAAGCAGATTGGTAATTATAATTGTCGTGCGTTAATTCAAATCGATCCATAAACATAAAAATCGCCGCTTTTACCGTTAAATTCGGCACCGCCTCGCGGGCACCTACGACAAATCCGAACATTAGAAGCGACAAAGCGCTTTTTTTGTACAAATCCGGTATAGGTTTTAAAACTTGTGCTTGCTTGCCATTCATCAGCTTTGTTTTTTAATAAATTCGTCGTAAAGTGCTTTTGTAATGTACCTTATTCCATGCCTGCATCGGTAACGCCCCCTGTCTATCAGGGGATTATAGCGCGCTTTGGTTTTTTGGTCGGGCAATGTTGAGTCGTCTTTCCAGGTTACTGTATCCGATACTTTATACGCTTTCCCCGCTCTTTTTCGGCAAAAAGCTCGCGTGGTTTTAATTATCGAACCCTCATAAATAAAATGGCTTAAATTAAGTTCGTGCGCAATTTGCTTATTAACAAAACTGTCGATTTGCGCAAAAGAATCTACAGCATATTGGTCGAAATATTTAGCCATCGCACCGGAAACGTTTTTGTTGCCGACAATTAAATTTTTAAACCCCTGCTGAAATTGCAAAAACGGAACGTCCCCCGTTAAACTCGAAAGCACGTAATCTTTTAACTGCTGCCGCACCTGCGCGGTTTTGCCTAACTGGTACAAGTACCCGTTTTTATTGAGGTTTCCGCCCACCGTAAAACCCAATTTTCGCGTTAATGCTACCTTATCGTTTAATATTGTATTTACTACGTTATTCGTAAAACCTAATTCTTTGTAGTATTCACCGCTTAATTTAGCGGTGTTTAAAATATTGTTTATTACCGGTGTTAATATATCCCGGTTTAGGGCGTTGCCTAATTTATCGAATAATTCGTCTATACTATTTAATAGCGTGTCGTTTTTATAGCTGCTAATTATAACCCCGTCTTTAAGGTCGAAAAGTGGGTAAAATTCATCCAGTATTAACGAATATATTTTTAACTGGTGCGCCAATACATTAGCACTTAATTGCGTTTCGCTCTCCGCAATTAAGTTAAGTTTTTCCTTAAATATTTCTATCGCTGTCGGCATAAAAATACAGTTTGCCCGGCAATTCAGGCGTAAATTGCCGGGCTACCTTTTATACTTCGTTTTGCAGTGCGTTTAGCGCGTCAATTGCGCCGTCGATTTCAACCGTAGCGGCGAACAATTCTACGCCCGCTTCGGTCAAGCCGGGAATATTCGACGTAAAAAAACCCCCGAATAGCTCCACCATTTTTTGCCTGTCTTCTTTAGACATTTCAGGCTTTGTCGTGTTGGCGGCAAATTGCACAATGGCGTTTCCCACCGCCGTTAGCGCGTCTGCGTCGGTGTCTTCGTTAGCGTCTGCCGACGTTTCAAACGCGATACCCGCCCGCGTAAGCCGGGCTGAGGCGTTAATCACGTTCTCCGTTGCGAGTTCGGCTTCGTCGTTAGTGAAGTCCGTTTTTGCGATAATCATCTCGGTAATTTGCTCAGAAATTCCCATCGGTATGTATTTAAAAAGTTAAAAAATTACTCTAATGCTAACACCGGCTCGGGCGTTTCGGCGTCTATTTCCGCCTTTATTTCCGCCACTTTTGCGTAAAGCGCTTGTCTTTGCTTATCACGCGGTAGCAGGTAAAAATTTTGCTGTTTTCCCGCGTAATCTAATTCCAACAAGTCGAAAATACTGCCGTAATTAGCGTACAAAATTTTATCGGTATTTTGCACGAATGCCGACGCCATTAGCAACAATATTTCCGATTGCGTTTTCCCGGAAAATGGGTTATATAATTGTTGCGTTTGGTAACGTAGTAATTCTATTGGCCTGTCGTGGTATATAATACCCGCAACGTCGTCGTTAAAATGCGCAGTTAACGTGGGGTTATTTAGGTTAACCGCTACCGACAAATCGAACATTAAATCTTCCAAAGACTTTAATTTTAAATCTTTGTCGAATTTAAACCCTACCACTAAATTATCCGCGCGATCTATTAATTTCGCAATTGTCGTAACACCAAATACCCAGGTATATGCTATTGCTTCCGAAAATGGGTATAAAGTATCGTATACGTTTTGCATATCTAAGTTTTTGCCCGTCGCCGTGTCGGCTATTTCCTGCCGGGAAAAAACATCCGAATTAAACATAATTTGCTTACACTTTTGCGTAAGTCGCTCTATATATTCCTCCTGCCATTTTACGATCTCCACCGGGGGATAAACGTACGTAATAACATCGGTTATTTTTATCGCATTTTCCCGGTTTTCCGGCAGTTCTAAAACAATTGCATCCTGAGCGCTAAATGCCGTCTTTTTAAACCCTGTGCCTAAACATGTACCGCAAAGGCTCCCATCCGTCGAATGTCTACCTTTATAGCAGCTTTCGTCGTCACACTTTTCACTCATTTTTACGACCTGGGGGAACGCTAAAAGCGCTGCGACTAAATCAAATTCGCTATTCGCTTTTATTGTTTTTAATAGATGCGCTTCAACAGCATATAACATGCTAACCATAGTTTCGCCGTTCGTAGCCAAATCCCGGCAGTAGCCCACGCGAAAAGCCGGAACGTGGCCTAAATTGTGCGGCGCCGCCGATTCGAGAAACTGAAACACTTTGCCGTTAAGCTTTACAGCGTTTATTATCGCGCCTTTATAAACCGTTTTTATTACGCCACCGTCCACCGGCAGCGCGTTAGATACGTCGTTTTCGGCGATTTGTAGCAACTGGAAAGTTTCATTTTTTCCGTATGCCGTGTATTTTTTCCCTTCCGTTTTACCGTCAGTGGGGCGACGCAAAACCGGAATATTATCCGCCATCATATTATCCGTGGCGTATAAATGCGATTGTTCGACAATTAAATACTGTAGCGTATTGTTTTCGTAGGTATAATCAACCGCCGCACGGCTGGAAACCTCGAAAGGATAAGGCTGTAAAAGTTCTACCGTATTGTCAAATGCCTGCCACTCGAATACCACAAAACTGTTTGGGTCTGTGGCGTTTAGCTCTATATAGCGGGCATATATATAAGCATCGTACGAGGCGTCACCCCAAAAATTCCCTAAAACGTCTACTAATTCGCGTTTTAAGTTTTCCGCATTTTCGCCGGTATAGGTTAACGTTTTTCGTGCGGCATTAGACCTCGGAATTTTAAAGAAAATGTCCAACAGATTTTTACAAACTCCGACCGTAATGTGCTGCGTTAGGTTAACGCGCTGCGCAAATTCGGCCGTATCTTCCCGGCGTACAAACTGTTTTAGTAGTTTGGCTATGTCTTTGCCCGCAACTAATTGCGTGTACAAAGTCGCTTTATCTACCGTATACGCGTAGTGCTTATGTCGCAGGTCAAATGCGACGACCTGAAAAAGGCGGTTTATTAATTGTTCCCTATCCATAGCGCAAATATAATTAAAATACTTTTAAAATGCCGGGTAAATAAAGGCTTAAATACTTCGCAAAATATATAGTCGAAACTATCCGACGTGTGCCCGTACGGCTCGTAGGTAGTTCCGTTGTCTTTATTGGTTACCCGCTCTTTTTTCTTTTTCCCGTTAATGTCCTCTTTCAGAAACTCGAAATCTTCTACCGACCTGCGGCAGCGGTTATCTATAAGTACTTGTATATCGTAAACGCCTTCTAAAGCGTTGTTTATAAAGTCCTTACGATTAATTACGGAAGGATGTTTATACGGTACGCGTTCGCTATTATTGTTCAGGTATTTTCTAAAAACCCTTTTAACTATTTTGTAGTCGTGTTCTAAACCCCGCGTATCGCCGTGCCGCCCTGACGGATCGCCGTAATAAAATAGCCCTTTAATACGACTGCCATATTTACGAATTATTTCGTAACAAAGCCGCTCGGTTTTATTCTGCGGATTTTCTAAACAAAATTCGTCGAATTGCCCAAACAGCTTTTTGCCGCTGGGCAAATCTGTAACTTGGTATAGCGTAGCAGTTATATACGGCACAACATTTTGGTCGAAACTTATATGTATCGGTAGGTTTTCGTCGAAATCCACCGTGCCTACGTGTTTTAACCGGTCAAAGCTGCTGTAAAATTCACCCCCCGCTTTAACGAAAGGATTTGCAAAAATTAGCTTTTTAGCGCCTTCTATGCTATTGTTATTTTTTATCGTATTAATATAGTCTTTCGGTAGGTTTTCGGCATTATGGTAAGTCGAGCTAATTACAACACATTTATCGTTAAACTCTTTTATAAAAAATTCGCCTTCGTTATATATTAAATTGTTTATTTCCGGAAAATGGTTGTGAAGATCGAACCATTCATTTATCCAGCGGACTTTTGCCGGCGAAGTTAAAATATATAACGGGTTAAACCCTCTATTATATTCGCCTAAATCGCCGTAACGCTGCGAGGTTAATTGTCCATACGCATCTACATAAATACCGGGTCGGCGGAGTCGGGTGATAATCGTATCTTTTACGTCCTCCTCCCTGCTATCTTTTGTTTCGTCTAATATAGCCCAACTAAACTCTTTTCCGTCGTGCGCTTTAGAGTTGTCTAAGCTGCCTTTAAATATTATAGCGCCCGACCGGAACGATATTATGCCGTTATAGTCGTCGAAATTATGGTGCTCTAAATTAAAATATTTTGGTGGTTTTTTATTAACGGTATAATCTATATCTTCCTTCCAACCATATAAAATTTGCCATACTTCGCGCATTCTATAAAGCGTCGAAGTGGTTAATTGGTTGTAAGTATTTGCGCCAACAAAGCCGAAAGCTTCCGGAAAAGCGGTAACAAAATGCCCGCTCAGCGCGCCGCCTAAATGCGTTTTGCCGCTACCCACGCCCGCTAAAAACAAATTTACAGGCTGCGTAGAAGTTAAAATATATTCTTGCGGCTTACTGAATTTCATACTCCACAATTTAAAATAGGGGCTGGCATGAACGCCAACCCCGGTAATAAGCAATTGTATTGCTTTACCCCCTTACTTCTTTGTAGCCGTCGGTTGGATGACCGTTTCGTTCGCGTCTTTCGCAAATAGGCCGATGAAAAATGAAATTACACTCATAATCACAAACGACCAATTGGGCACTGTGGTGACGTCGGTGTCCAACCACGCGATAAGCGTGTCCGTTGCGGCTGTAAGAAGCGCCAATACCCCCAACGCCGTTGTTTTCCAAGATTTTAACATTAGACTTTAATTTAGTCCGCTAACGGTTCACCCGCTTTACGGTAGTTAATAATTAAATTTTGCACGTTACTCGTTACTATTTCTTTTGCGTTTGTAGTAACGTCTACACGCTTTATAAACAGACCTTCCTGTTTTCCTAACAATTCTAACGCTTTAAGCTTGTCGTAACACTCGATCTCTATTATCTGCCCCGCCGTGTCTTCGCCGTCTGCGGTTTTAATTTTGCTAATTTTTATTTTCCTAATTTGGCCGGTATTTACCATATCTTCCAGATCGCGCATTACAACGTTTTGCCCCTCCGTTTTTAATATATCGCGGACATTTTGGAACGCTATAATACGAACTTCGTCTAATATCCGCTCTGGGGTTACGCCGGTTTGCAGCTCCATTTCGGCTTTTAGATGCGCGATGTATGTTTGTGCCTGGGGTTTGTTTAATATAGTTAAAACGAGCGTATCTTTAGCAGCTTTCCCTTTACCGCCGTTTACGCGCGCCCGGGCAAGCGCTTGCAAAGGCTTAAAATCCACCATTAATTCGCGGCAAAACCGTACCTCGTACCCCAACAGGGCATTCAGCGTCTCGGTTAATTTTTGGCTGTCTAAAAGCATTCTGCAAAAATACAATAATTAATTTAATCTTCAAACCCGTTTTGCGCGTACCAGCTATATTTTACTATCGCCGGATATTTTTCTATGGTTGGCACGCGCAAAAAGCGCCAGACAACTTCGTCGCCTGAATCTACAACCCCGTTTTGCGCAGACCACGTACATTTTTCAAGTTCTGGTTTTCCGAGCTCCAAAATGTCCGACGCATACCAATCATAAATTTTTGGGTGAACCGCTTTCACCACCTTATCGAAATCTTCAACCGCCAATGAATTGGCGTGTGCCCCGTTCACGATTTTACAAATTACGCCATATTTTACGCGCTGCGATTTGTAAATTGGCATTAAAATGGTGCGCATGTTATATGCTGTACCTGTGTCCAACGAAATGTTTCTTGCCTTTTGCATTTCCTGCACTTCATTTACTGCCACTTCCCGGAATACGTCCGTTACTTTTTCCGTGAAGAGCTCCCAATTATCTCGCCTAATCGCTTCGGCGTAAACTGCTAATAGTTCCGAAGCGTGTTCTTTTGCTTTTTTCATTTTTTGTTTTTTATTGCGTCTTTCAGCACCGCGTGCGTGAAATACACCCCAACAGGGCATTCAGCGTCTCGGTTAATTTTTGGCTGTCTAAAAGCATTCTGCAAAAATACAATAATTAATTTAATCTTCAAACCCATTTTCCGCGTGCCCGCTATAGAAAAATATCCCGCGAGAGAAAACTATAGCGGGCGCGCGGAAAAAGTGCCAGACATATTCACCATCCTGAACGGGTGCAAGATAGTCGTCTTTCAAAACATTTTCGGGAATTTCTTCCCCAGGCCCAAACCTATTTATTTTAATCTCCGTTTCTTCCGTTTCGGGGCTGACAAGTACCCACATGGATAGCCCTCCATCTTGCAACTGAATATCCAGTATTTTAGATTTTACAGGCATTTTAACCAGTTGCGTTCTCGCTTTTTTTAGCGTGAATTTCCAGAATTTCCAGATTTTCATGGGCGTGTTTTTTTTATTTTTTCAGCAATATTGCCGACGCATACCACTCATAAATTTTTGGGTGAATAGCTTCCACCACCTCATCAAAATCGGTAATCGCCAGTAAATTGGCGTGTGCCCCGTTCACAATTTTACAAATTACGCCATATTTTTCACGCTGCGATTTGTAAATTGGTATTAAACCTGTGTCCAACGAAATGTTTCTTGCCTTTTGCATTTCCTTAACTTCATTTAATACCACTTCCCAGAATACGTCCGTTACTTTTTCCGTGAAGAGCGCCCAATTTTCTTGCCTAATCGCTTCAGCGTAAACTGCTAATAGTTCCGAAGCGTGTTCTTTTGCTTTTTTCATTTTTTATTTTTTATTGCGTCTTTCAGCATCGCGTGCGTGAAATACACCCCGAAAGCGCCTTTAAGCTGATTGCACAAAACCCGCAAAACGGTAGAGGGGTTTTTATTTTTGTTGGGTCGCACCAAAACGCCGCCATCCACTTCTTCCGTCTGCCAATATTCGGGAAGGGCTGCAAGCTCGACACAAATTGCGGCTGTGCTAACGCGCAAGTTTTCGACTTTTACGAACAGGTCGCCGCCGTAGTCGCCCGTAACGGTAATGCTCATAGTCGGATATATAACACCGTCCCCCCGTTCAGGCGTGTACGTCTGGAGGTGGATGACCTGATCCACCTCCAGTGCGGTGGCATAAGCGGCTTTGGGTGAGTCCACAAAACGCGCTTGCGCCGCACCGATAATCGCAGAGGCCATTATGGCGAATAGCGAAATTACGAAAACAATAAATTTGTTTTTCATTTTCTTAAAAGTTTGATTTTTCTAAATGTTTAAGGTTTGCAATTATGGCGCGATTTTGCCGGATTAGTAGCTGCGATCCCGGGCGCGAATAACCCGCCAAAATAGCCGCGTCTTTAATGCAGACATCTTTTGCAACGAGCGCGCAAAAAACGCTTTGCTTTATCGTTAAGTTGCACCATTGCAACTCCGGCCAACCGGGGCGGGGCTCTATATCGTTTTGCCTACGCAACACGAAGCTTTCGCTCAGCTTTACCATAAAAAGCGCAATTTGTTCGTTTTTGAGTAGCGTCTCGCCGGACATGCCCGGGGGCAGCCGGATTTTTGCGTGCTTGGCCGCTTCTGCTGCGCTGTAGCCCACTTTCTCCAGTATACAGAACGCGTGCTGTTGCAGCGGCAAATAACGCGTCAGGGTCGTCGCAGAATCGGCAACCTGCCGGTGCGCGGTTCCCCTCGACTGCTTTAAAAGCTGCTTACCAAAATACTCCCAGCTTTTTCCGTATGGCCGATCGTGGTATGCGTATTTGGCCGAAAGGTCTATCGGCATACCGAAGGTGAAGTATGCATCGCAGAAGAGGGTTAATGGATTTCTGTTCATGCGCGAAATTTAATAAGGTTTTCAATACCGTCCTAATTATTAGGCAATTATTTTAAAAAAAACAAGAAAACAAGAAAACAGGATTTCCTATGCAGTCTTAACTACTTATGTTACTTTCTGTACTATACCCTATAATACAAAAAGTAACAAAAGTAGTTAGGGTCTCTATAGAAATCCTGTATTCTTGTTTTCTTGTTTTTTTTTCTCAGGTTTTATTCCAGATAGGACAAAATGTTCGCTTTTTGCCCTTAAAATAGGACAGAAAGTAACAAAAGTTTTTTGAGTTGCCCCAAAACGGCTTTTCTTTGTTTCTCGTTTTAAGGGCAAAACGACCTATTTGGCCAAAACCCCAAAATTATGTTACATTCTGTACTATGCCTTTTGAATTATGTTACATTCTGTCCTATTAGTACAAGAACTAACATAATTCAGAGGGCATGTAACAAAAACTAACATATTTAGTAAAGCGTTAACCAAACCGTCCGTTTTGCGAATTAGGTTTAACGGTTTGTTGCTCCACTTTAATTAGGCGAAACAGATTTGCATAAACATAATTTCGATTATTAAGCCTTTCCGGTGTAACGCTATTCCGAAAAGCGCGCGGTCGTG